GGCACCCTGGGAGGCGGGTGTTCTCACCGTGCCGGCTTTGGTGGTAAATGGAGGAGGAAATGCCGCGACGATTACGGGCAACCTCACCGCCTCGTCATTCTCGAACTATCCAACTTTTGCGATTGGGTATCCCGACGCGAATAAAGCGACATTCGGATCCGACTTGGTTTTTCGGTGGTGCTCGGCAAACGACTACACCGGAACTGCCGATTTTGTTTTTGGGAGAGGCGGCACTGCGACGCTTCAACTCGGGGTCAACCACGCCACCATTGCGACCACCCAAACCATCAAGGCGCACGATGTGACGACCGGCAACGCTGCCAATCTCATCGCAAAAGGAGGCACGTCAGGCGGAGGCGGATCGAACGGCCTATTCGGATTCGGCACACACTCCGCGGTCGGCGCTGAAACGATCACCGGCTACGTCACTATCGTTGACGAAGGCGGCACGCCCCGAAAACTCGCAGTCATCTCGTAACATGAACCTATCCATCGCTCTCAACGCCGAGCAAACCGCCGCGCTGGACGATCTCCTCGCTGGCTACAACGCCACCCGACAGGAACCCGTCACGGCGACAGCCTACCTCGAAACCGTGCTGACAGGCATCATCGACGACAAAGTGAAACGTCGCTTCGATGACACCGCCGCCGCTCTCGTCAACGCTACCCGACAACTACCCTATGAGCAACGACAAGCCCTCATCGCCCAAGTCCAAAGCGCCGTCAAGTCCTGAACTGACGCCACTCCAGATCGAAGCCATCACTGAATTTGACGCTTTGATGCACCCAGCTGCCTTGGCCGGATTCTTCCAAACTTCTAGCCGAGACTCCTGGCGTAAGATCGGTGACTACATGGAAGCGCTGAAGTCACTCTTACCACAAACCTAATCCTTATGAGCTCTCCTCTTGACTGGTCGCAAAAAGGCCAAGTGGTCTTAACTGACACTTCTGCTGCACCCACGTCGAACTACTTCGCGGTGCACGTGATCGCTGATGCGGTTATCGACGCGGTGACGTATGCTGACGGATACGACATCACTGGTGACTGGACTGACCTGACAGTCGTTCGTGCCGGAGCAGTCCTCGCCGGCCGGTTCAAAACTCTCACTCTCGCCAGTGGCGAGGTTATCCTACACAAAGAATGAAAAACAACAACGCTCTCGATATCGTGCGTGCCGTGCTTATTGCAGGTGGCGCAGTCGCAACTTCTCTTGGTTACCTTGACCAAGGGCAAGTCACTGAAATCACTGGCGCGCTGGCGGTCATCGTTGGTGCTGTTGGTGAGGTCTTCGTCCGGTTCAGGCTCAAGAAGCAGAACAACAAGACGCTGCAAGATCTGTCGGACCTTGGCGTGTATGACGGGAAGATGGATGGAGTGGTTGGTCCGGTGGCGAGGGCAGCGATCACCAACTTGGCCGACAAGGAATAACAGTTAGCGCAGCGGCAGCCGACTCCACCAACCCTTCCTCCTCATGGCAAAGCTAGACATACTTTCCCTCGAACAGCCTGACGCCGTGCTGGTTCAGCTTGGGTTAAAAGCGCTGAGCTTTTATTCGGGCACTACGCTTGGCCTGCCAGGTGATAGCACCGTCGCAGCGTACGAAGCCTATCGGAAGTCATTGGAGGCTGTGCACGCTCCCGGCGTGGAGTCTTCCCTCCCGTGGATGGAGGAAGCGTGGAAGTGGAACGGGCTGAAAGAAATTCCTGGATCGAAGCACAACGCTCAGATCCTTGCTTGGTGGAAGTGGATCAAACAACCTTACGTTGACGACGAGACCGCGTGGTGTGCTGGCGCAGTTGGAGGCATTTTGGAGTCGAGGGGTTTACCCTCCACGAGGTCAGCCTCCGCGCGGTCTTACGAATCCTATGGCACGAAGATTGCCAAGCCGTGTTATGGCTGCATCGTGGTGTTCTGGCGTGGGTCGAAGACCGGCTGGCAAGGGCACGTGGCGTTTGTGGTTGGTCAAGCTTCTAATGGTGACCTGTTCTGTCTGGGAGGCAACCAGTCTGACATGTTCTGTATCTCTCGCTTCTCCCGTGACCGAGTTCTCTCCTACCGGTGGCCTGTTGGTTCCTATCCTCAACTTCCGCTCAAAACAGTCTCCGGTCCCTCTGAGCTTTCTACCAACGAAGCATGAACCCGGACACAACGCTCAACCTCACAAAGTATTTGGTCGAAATCCTCGGCCAAGCAGGATTGTATCTTGCTGTGATTTGGGTGCTCGGAAGACAAATCAAGAACATGTACGAGGCTCGGCTCAATGCTATAGAGGAGCATGTAAAGCTTTGTGACGAAGACCGCAAGAACCTGCACAGTCACTTGCACGACACTCAAACCGCGACCATCAGTGCTCTTCGAGAACTGCTTGCTGAACGTAAATGACCGCCACCGCGTCAGACCTGCTGGAAGCCCAGCGGAGGTTGAATCTTCTTCAGCAGCGCCGTAAGCTGCGTGAGGAGAACGGTCTGGCGTTTTTCAAACCACACCCTAAACAAGAACGTTTCTTCGCAGCAGCCGAACACAAACGTCGCTACGCCCGGACTGGTAACCGCTTCGGCAAGTCTGAGATGGGAGCAGCGGAAGACGTGTCGTGGGCGTATGGTGAGCGGCTCTTCTATCCTGAAGACCATCCGCTTCGGACACTCGGCATCCCCAAGCGTGCAACTAAAGGCTGTATCGTCGTTCAAGACTGGGACAAGGCTAAGGAAATCTTTACTTCCTTCTCTGAAGAAGGTGGCGCAGTTCAAGGCAAGCTCTTCCGGTTCCTTCCCAGGCACGCCTACGTCAAAGGTATCCGCGGTTCCTCTTCTTCCGGCATCTCTGAAATCCACGTCCGCTCAATCTATGGAGGCGTTTCTACCATCAACATTGAAACCGTCCGATCGTTCGTTCAAAACCCGATGGGTATGGAATCGTCCGATTGGGACTGGATCCATATCGACGAGCCGTGTCCTTACGATATGTGGATTGCTCTGTCTCGTGGGTTGGTCGACCGCGGAGGGTCCGCATGGTTCACATGTACCCCCATCACCGAGCCTTGGATCAACGATATGTTTATCCCTCGGCATCTATCACGTTCTGAGTTCAACGAGATAGTCCACGAGAAGATGTGGATGATGACGGGGAGCATGTACGACAACCCGTTCTTGGACGAAGAGAACATCAAGGACTTTGAGAAGTCTCTCACCGACGAAGAGAAGTCCTGTCGTATTCGTGGTATTCCTCTTGCACTTTCCGGCTTGATCTACAAGCACTTTGATCGTGACGTGCACCTGTATGGGCATACTCCATTCGGCTGGGAGTCGCCACAAAAGCCACCGAGAAGCTACACTATTCGTGTGCTCATCGACCCGCACCCGAAAATCCCTCACGCTGCCCTGTTCTTTGCGACTGCTCCCACTGGCCAAACCTATCTCTTCAACGAGCTCTTCTTCGCTTCTGCTCAGATCGCAGACTTTGTAGCTCTCGTCCGAGAAATCGTCCACGGCTACGTCCTCGAAGACATCCTCATTGACCCTTGCGCGTTCATCGAAGACCCGGTCAACGGCTCGTGTATGGCCGACGAGTTTCACGACGCTGGCCTGATGGTGATGCCTGCGGTCAAAGACCTTTCCTACGGCGTCCTCCGCGTCAACGATAAATTCCGCGAGCGCAACGACAAGGGC